CGTAGCAGATAAAGCTATACCGGTAGGGGTTACTGTAACGTCACCTTGGAAAGTCTCTGTTCCTATTGCTGTAGATAATGACTGACCATTCCCTGTCAAATCTACAATTAAGTCACTTGAAAATGAAATAGAACCACGAGCAGTGGTCATCGCTATACCGCTTGGTTGTGCAACGACTGCACTTGATTGTGTAGCAGTGCCTTGCGCAGTTGTTAATGCGATGCCTGATGGTTGATTTACAACGTCAGTTTGAACGGTAGATGTACCAACACTTGTGTTTAATAAACTTTCAGATCCAACAATTGTTGTAATTTCACCACCAGCTTCAATTGAGTAAGAGCCGATACTTTGGAAATTAACTGCAATACCAGTAGGAGTTGCAGTGACATCTGGTAAAAATACAGTTACTGAAGCTTGTGTAGAAGTGACTGCTATACCTGTAGGTACAACAGTAACATTAGAAATCGCTGTTTCTGTACCAATAGCCGTGGTAAGACTTTGGCCTGTAACAGAAACACTTACATCTTTAATACCCTGTGAAGCAAATGAATCTTCAGCAAATGTGGTTTTACCAAAAAACATAACGCTTTACCTGGCGTTTATTTTAAGTAATTCTTAAAATAGCACTAGAAGCGTTGTTAGTTGGAAATTGTACTGTGAATGTTCCTGATGTTGATGTTTTAACTGCTCCAAAATCCAAAACCATAACTGCAGCATTTGTATTAGTTGTTGCAGAAGTGTTTGAATTATATATCACAGCAGCTTGTGCTGAGATAGATGCACTTGTAAAACTAATATCACTGAAGTCAATAAAGGATGTATTGTTTGTTGCAGCAGCACCTGTGCTTGTTAAATTACCACCGCCTGCAGCATACGTGCCAGATGCACTTACTTCTTGTGAAGTTGTATACGCAGTGGTTGTATTACTTAATGAAGCCGAGCTACCATATAGAGCTAGTTTAAATTGATCGCCACCAGAGGATCGAAAGTCGTGTTCACCTTCCAACAACTCTTTCTTAAAGCTATCACATACTGCTTGTGTAATCGCCATGTTTATTTACCTCCTGGAGCCACTGATTGTAACGGTACACGCAGGACTCCATCTGCGTATTCGTCTCTACGTTTTCTACCCATTTGTGTGGTAGCTAAACCTTGTACAGCTTGACCGTACTTCTGTTCGTATAATTGCACATATGTAGGATTTTTCAAGTATGAAAAGGCTTCAGCTACTGTGCTATAAATTAAAACTTCTGGTGCTGTATTAGATATAAAAGTTGTAGTTGTGGTGCCAGATGTACCGTCACCTATTCTCTCTGGTGTTCTATTATACCAAAGCTCCACAGTTATAGCTGCATTAGGTGTTGGTGCTAATATTAAGGTGTTTTGATCCCAGTTTGCATAATATCTAGGTGTACCAGTATTGTTGGTTCTGTCTAGATTGTATTCATCAATGAATGTGGTGTCTCTTTGTTCAAGCCATGTTCTATCATTATTGCTGTCAACCACCTGAACCCCTCTTTCAAAGTCAAAGTCGTCTGGCATTGTTAAAAAGGGACTACCTATTGTAAGAGATGATGTTGCAAATTTTCTAAAAGCGTCTAAATCTAATTGCTTTTGTATTTTGTTTTCTGCATTTGTTATAAATACATTAATAACGGTATTAGATAATACCTCAGAACCAACCTCTGTGTAGTTTCTTACATTATCTAAAAGTTCGCTATAGTTCATATTGTGTTAATCTGGTTGCCCATTCCTGAATGTAACCTGCAGTAATAATATAGTGTCGGAGCTCCAATTGCTACTGATATTTCTAAAGCCCTGGTTGTAGCTGCAGAATATTGACTATCGTAATCAGATTGACTTACTGTAGAACCATTAATTTTATATACAACACCTGTTTCATACGGAGACCCCCCTGAGTGTGTTCCCCCAGAAGTGGTACTCAGATAAAATGGGTGCCCATCGACAGTATTGTCACTTAGGTTAAATATGTAGTCTTGACCCTCATTTATAAATAACACCGATCTTTCAACACCATCAACATAAAATGCGTTACCTCCACCTGTCTTACCAGCAACTGTAATAGTAAATGTTACAGTTTCTGACTCAGTAGGAGTATTAATTTTATTACCCATTGCAGAGTGTAACTTACAATAATAGTAAAGTGTTGGTGCTCCTGTAGCCACAGTAATTTCTAAAGCTCTTGTTGTGGCAGAGGAGTATTGACTATCATATGTTGATTGTGATACTTCGCTACCATTAATTTTATATACAACGCCAGTAGAGTAGATTGACCCTCCTGAGTGGACACCATTCGAAGTCGTACTTAAATAAAAAGGATGCCCATCGACAGTATCGTCACTTAAATTAAATATATATTTCCTACCCTCAACTAAATTTAATAAAGGTGCTTCGAGACTATCAAGGTAAAATGCATTACCTCCACCTGTCTTACCAGCAACTGTAACTGTAAATGTCGTGCTTACAAGGGAAGTAGCAACCGTGACAACACCTACTTTTGACTGCATAATTAATTTTTTATGTGGAGTTTGAGGCACCATGCTATTTGAGTCTGTAGGATTTGATCCATCAGCAGGTGATGTGCTTTGTCTTGTTGTAAGAAATGCACTGTCTCCAGGTTCCCCCAAAAAAACTGTCATAGGCATAGGTTGTGCAAAAGTATTAAAAGTAGCGTCATCGGGTCCTGTGGGACTATCGTCTTTTAAAATACTGTTAGATTCAACCCTAGGGTCTTGTAAAGCCTCAGGGTCTGGTGGATGGTAAGGAGGATCTAATTGCGGATGTTTTGGTTCATAACACTCAGGACATGTAAATAAACCATTCCACTCTTTTTTTAAATCTTGATACTTGTACTCTTGACCACAACGATCACATACTGCTCTTGAAAAACGACCTGATGCAAATGCCATATCTTACCCCGATGGATAAAAGTTTTGTGGCACAATATTCACAGACGTTGATTGACTATCTTCTGTTAAGGCTCTTTGTAACTCTGCCTCGTATCTTCTCTCTAATTCTTGTGATCTTTCAGGTGCAACTTCTTGTGCTGTGTAATAGGCTAAACCAGATACTAAACAAGGTAAAAATCTAAAAGGTGCATCAGCAGTATTTGTGTAAGCCCCAACATCTTCTATTCTACCAACATAGAAAAAATTAATTTTTGTTCCTGTAGTATTAGGTGTTAAGTATAATTTTATTTTTACTGCAGATAATTCTCTTCTAACATAATATTGACTAGGTGTGCCTTGAGAATTTTTATTTGGTAAATTTTCATATTCAGATCTTGATATTTTAGTCATGCTAGTATCAGTATCTCCATCTGAACTTCTAAACACCACTTCCAATATATCTGACGCATCAGATGGTGCGGTATATTCAGTTTGACCTGCGGTTAAATTTTGTGTGTGATTTTTTATTTTCCAAAGATGTATACCTCGGTTACCCCATTCAGAGAATAATAAGTTTAGATTATCTCTTGCTGCTGACAATTCATAACCAGTCCTAACTTGTGTGCCACAACGTGCATAAGCACGCTCAATAAGTCTGTCTATGCTTAAATCAAAAGCTGTAGTTCCCGAGGTAGCCATTTATTACTTCTTCTTCTTCTTTTTTTTCATTGCTTGTTTTTTTGCCTTGCCGCCTCTTTTCATCATAGCAGCAGGCTTACCGCCTCGCTTCATGGCTTGTTTTTTCATACCTGGCATGTTTTTTCTCCTTTTTAAAAAGTTTTTCGTACTCGTCTTGCCTCGTTTTTACGACATCATCGTAATACTCAGCCGGCCAATTTTTATAATAACCTATCTTATGTAGTTTGCAACTTGCTTCGTATAGCTGTTTGAATTTCTGCACAAGCATCATGCTGTACATATACTCCGGCTCCCAGTCACAATCATCTGTTGGATTAACAAGAAACTCTTGTTCTTCAACAGTAGCAGGATTAGTGGGATGAAACCCCATAAAATATACGTCTCGTTTATTATAAGTTTTATTATAAAAATCTATTTTGTCTTGGAATCTAACGTTGTCATATTGCTCCCAATAAGGATCACAAAATATAATTATATCGTGTTGTTTCTTGTTCCAATCTTTTAGAACATTTGTAAGGTGTTTTTCGTACTTACTTCTGTCAGGTCTGACTTCGATTCGTAGCTTATTATCTCTACGCCATTTAGCAGCAAAGGGGCACGCAGGAAAGCCTAGATGTTTATTCATTGGCTCTAAGACATTCTTAGACCAATTAATTACATCATCTTTTATTTTTTCTGCGAGTTTTTTTCTTGACAATTGTTTTAACGTTTGTGGGTTTAGGGCCTACATTGCCTGCTGCCCTTTTTCTAGATACTGCTGATTTTATTTGTCCTTTAGACATGGCTGCAGCTTTTGCTGCGGGGACACATTTTGGATATTTACGTTTAGCGTCTTTTTTTTGTTTTGATCGGCCACACTTAGCGAAGCTGCCATCTTTTCTACGAGAGCCTATATCTCGCCAATCTTGTTTAAACCACTTCGCTAATCCCTTGTGGCTAGGCATTTTATACTATTTG